GGTGTCTAATATAAGTTGACCGAAAGGCCTATGGTGTCGTAACCATGGCATAGTTGAGGGGTTGACACCCTCTTAATTATGTGGTAATAAGTTGCTTATATTAAGCTGTAAGAAGAGCGATAAAAGAGGCGTCCCTTGGGACGCTTGCTAATATTAACTCTAAGGGCTACCATGCCCGGTTCATCAACCTGCCTGCGGCCTCGCTAAGAGGAAACCGAAGTAGTAAATGGGTTCTTATATATTAATACGTTTTCAACAAAATAAATTTGTTTTATTATTTGCGACAACGTCTATTGTATATTAAGAGATCCTTTGCTTGGCATGATAGTGTAAAAGCTATCTCTAAGATCACTCCACCTCTCCTTTCGGTGGGGAGACTGATCTTAGGGCATTTGAACCCTCAATTAATTAAAGCTAGTTATGTATTGCTTTCGCGTCTCAATGTGATTCGAAGAACACAAGGGATGGGAACTATGTGTAAATATATGAAAGCATGTACTTTGTACATCTATCATTATTTATCCGTGACGAAGAAACATTCCTTCATTCATAGTCACACGTTTGACCTTCCAGTCTCTTTGAGTGCTGGAGGTCTTCCTCGTATATTACCGTCTCGGTTCAGAGATTCTGTGAGAAAGTCTCGACCATTAGAGATTCGCTTTATATTGACGATATTAGGTTTATATCGGGTTCTTCCTTATCCGGGAAAGGTGAAGTTATCTACGATAACTGATCCATTCCGGGGACGGTTGGAACCTGATGTAATACGTTTTATTCCAATATTCTGAAAGAATTTCACACAACCATTTAAATGAAGTTTTAGACCCTTTATTATAAGGGCAAGCGGAAGCATCTCCTCATCGGATTTTAAGGGAAACTCGACTTCAGGTATTTTGGACTCTTTTTTATTGTTAAGAGATTCCTCCCTGTGGCCGAGTGTCGCTTGATTCTTCAAGAGCGCACCTACCTATGTACCAAATACTTTTAAGTTTGAGCAGATCAATCATTGATTGGATCTTTACTCAAGGCCCGAATTCGGGCTTAAAGTCTTAAAAGAGTGAGCTGTAGGGAAGTTAGCTTTTAAAGATGAACCAGGAAAGGTACGTGTTTTCGCTATGGTGGATATCGTCACTCAGTGGATTATGAAACCGCTCCATGATTACTTGTTTTCTCTTTTGAAGACAATTAAACAGGATGCGACTTTCAATCAAGAGAAGGGGATTGCCTATCTTCAGCATATGCTAAGGGTTCGGCCTGTTTCCTTTTCTTTTGATTTATCTGCTGCGACTGACAGATTACCTTTAAAACTTCAGATTCTGATCTTAAATCAATTATGACCCTCATTAGGGGACCATTGAGC